AATGAGAACGCAAAATCTCAGTGTAGCGTGTACCACCACGAGCATCACGTTCAAGAAGCTTTTGAATTTGAAAAGACTGTCGAAGCTGATTAATAGTAGCAGCAGTAGCCTGAGACAAATCAGCATAAAGATTGGCCTTAGTACCAGTAGGTACAGGGTTAGTATCTACATTAGGAACATTACCATAAACCCACTGCTCATAACCACTTAAATTAGAAGAAGCAGAAACAACATATTTGTTGTTAGATACAGTAGAACCAGCAAAAGAAGGAGAATAAAGAATAGGAGCAGACGTACCCAAAGGCAAAGTTACAGCTGTATTGCCTTTTTGGGGCCAGGGCAGCGAGCCAGTGAAATAATCATGACGCTTGCCACGTCGAAGGATTGCATAGTTAGTAGCGGCGGCGGCGTCAGGGCCATCGCCTTTGTCAACCACACGGGAATTCTGAAGGTTTTCATCACGGAACCACTGGTTATAAATTAAATTATAGGCACGGGTAGGTAACGCCGAATGTGAAACCGTATTACCAGCGCCGACTTGACCAACTGTCGGAAGACCAAGGTAGTCTTGTAAGGACCCGATAGGGTATCCACCAGTAGGGGATACTTGTTGAGGGATAGTGTAAGAAATGGAATCGGCAGGATTATCCTGCTCTCCCATAAACTTAACCCAATTGTTCCAAACCAAACGATTAGGAACAAAGAAGAAGAACGAGTCCAGATGGAGATTATCCATAACTGGAAAAATGGGGGTCGCCAAACGACCGAACATAGTGACGTTGACATTAAAGGTATCACCGGGCAAAACCTCCTCACACATGATAGGAACAATCAGACCACTATCAAAAGTAGTCTTAAGAGTTTTCTGCATAGCGAATCGAGAACGGGGGATGTCAGCACGGGGGACCATTGCAAAATTGTGAGCATCAACCGATTTGTTGTGGAACATAAAAAACTCCAAAAAGAAAAAAGCACCCCCGAAGGGGTGCAAGGGTCAGACAGACTGCAAAACATCCTTGGCACGAACCAAGACCTGGGGAGAAGAAATAGAAAATTCGCCGGTGTTGTCATTAAACTCACCGAGCAAATAAAGATCGAAGTCATCAGGGTGCTTGTTCAGCTGATTATCAGCTGCAGCACGGTTGACTTCATCAGTAAAATCGCGAATAGCAACATTGCGATGTGGAACGAAAAAAGGACGGTTAAAGACTTCGGCAGCGCGATCTTTAACACAAACAACGAATAAATGCATGATATGACCTTAAAAATTATAGATTACGTTTAGATAAATTAGAACGAGAAGTAGAAACAAAAGAACGAGAAACCTTACGAACAGGAAGATTCTCAAACGCTATACGCTCAACTTCCATCTCGGCTCGCGCCGAGGAACGATACTGCATGTCCAGAGCTAAATCGGACCCAACCTCCTTCAACAAAGTTTTGTAATAACGGGGAACAGGAGCTTTACTACCTTGAGAGGTAATGACAGAAGCATGCGGAAAAATATCCGACATGAAAAAATCCCGAAACCAAGAACGGCCAATGCCTTTAGACATAAGCATAAACTCGGGATTAGGCAACACAACTTCACCAGTCACATCATCAATGTGAAGTGGCTCAGGTTGTTGCAAGCCCTTAATCTTTTTCAAGATGTAACGGGCAATGTATGCAGCAGACTCAAAATTAAGCGTACCAATCAAGTGATTCCCGTAAGTCCAAGACTTAGAAACGGAAGCAGATGTGTAGGTACGGTCACCACCAACAGCACGGCCAAAAGAGCTACGATCAGCAGAAAAATCAACTCCAAACAACGCAATATGAAAATGCGGACGTTTAGTCTGATCGCCGTACTCTCCAGAAGCCACATAACGAAACTTGAAACCCGCCTTACGCAGACGCTTGAAAAAGCGCTGCAGGTCCTCTTTAAAAAGTTGACCATGCTCGGGAAGCCAATCATCGTTATACGTGAGGTTCAGCATACAAGACACCTGATGCATCTGTTGCTCGTGAGTGATGCGAATGGCCCATTCTCTCGAATAAGCCAGCCTGCACTCTATACACTGTCCGCACTTGATAGGGCCGTGTTGAGGGTGTGACCAAAGAGTGGAGCACACCTAGGCCTTATAGACGGATACCGCCACGCATAGGACCAGCAGTGATGTTGATCAGCTTGGTGGTCTTGACGTTGCGCTTGAAGCTAGAAGCACTCTGGTGCTTGTTAGCGTTATGACGATGTAAAGGTTTCATGATGAACTCCATTAGAACAGAAAACAAAAAGGTGTCAATAGGCACAGTTACATCAAGTAGCGAACTGTGCCTGAAGCAGCTTTACGCTGCGGGAACATCGACAGCTGGAGGACTCTCCTTAGCTTGCGGAACCGCAAGACCAAGGCGAACCGCCTCATCAGCATTGTCAGGATTAGCAAAAAATTCCAAAAATTCCTGAGGGGAATTGTGAAAACGAGCACGGACCTTAGCGTCCATGCGCATGAAGTTCTCGTCCGCCTGGCGGACAACATTCATAGCAGACTGAAAGTCAAAAACGCCCTCATAGTCAACATACTGGGGCATAGAAGCTGGCTCAGGTAAATGGCCAGTCTTCATAAAACGATCAACAATAGTGTTGATATCAGATTCCTCTTTAAACTGCTGTTGAGTCAAAGACGAATCCATACACTTAAGCCCTGTTTCATTAGAACGGGCATCGTGATTATCATAAGCAGAAATAAACTTCATAAAAAAACTCCTTAACGTTTGAACACAAACTTCAAAATATCCAAAAGACCTTTAACTTGCTGGTATTCACGACCAAGATTACCAACACCCTTAGCAGCTTCAACATCGAACTTTCGAAGCTGAGCTTCTAAAGCATTAATGTCAGCTTGAGCATAAGTATTCTTAGTAATAGCATGGTAATTATTAATCTGGTCACCCATCAATTCAATAGACTTACGCAAATGATTACCAACTTCAGTTAAATTCCAATTTTGCTTAACCAAATTCTGATATTCCTGACGAATATTGTCAGTCAAGGCTTTCGCCTTTTCATTCTCAGTCTTCAAATTATTAATTTCTTGCGAAATCTTTTCGACTTGAGCTTCATTAACAGGAATCTTAGACTCAGTTTCCTTCGTTTGCGCAACGACCTGGGCAGGACGTTTACGCTCAGTAGCCTCACGGGCTAAAGATTCACGTGTAGAAGCAGATTGATAAGCAGAAGAAACACCAGCAGAAGCGGCGTTCTGCATAGGCATAACAGTACCAGAAGGAGTAGAAGCACCACCACCTTTAACGTAAGCAAGCATAGGATTGAGGCCAGAAGCCTCAAGATCCTTAATCTGACGTTGATAAGCGGTGTTGCTCATACGCTCCTGAAAAGCTGTATTTTCAGCAGCGAGCTGGCGGTTCTGGGCATTGGTATCTTGTTGACCAAGAAAACCAGCAATACCAGAAGCCGCCGAAGCAAGAGGGGCAGTAAGCCAATCGAACATAGTGAACCTTTCGGCTCATGCGGTGTAAACCGCACGAGCTTAAAAATGATCGATAAGACCAGGTACAGAGTACATAGGCAAAGGACGGGCAGCATTAATATTAAAAAAAGCATCGAGAAGAAGCTGCTGTCCATTAGCACCAGCACCAACAGCCAAATTGCGAGCAAGGGGCGGAGTGTCCTGGATAAAAGTAGAATTAAGAGTAGGCAAAGAAGTGAACTTCTGTGCGTAATGCCAGGGGTCAATAGTACCCGCGGCAGTAGAACGAAAAAGACCTGTGATCTCAGAAGGGTTGTAACGATACTCGGCCCAACGCTCCTGATAACCAAAAACAGAATTGTCAGCTGAACCACCAGTGACATAAATTTCCTTGTTCAAAATAGCTTGTTCACCAAGCATAGCAAACACAGGAAAATAATAATCATAACGAGTAGAACGCGACCAATGTCGACGTAAACCTTGCTGATAAGTAAGATCAGCGCGAACAGAAATAACACCAATCACATAACCGTGTTCCACGAATGATTGTGTAAAACCATGGCCCTTGGCCATGTAAGTACCCATAGCAGCCAAATTACCTTGCGGTGTAGTCTGACCAGAAATACCGGTACCAGTAGTCTGAGCAATGGGAGAAATATTGATCGGTGTAGAACCACCGCCCAAATATTCAGGACGCTGCAAACGAGCGTCAGGGGATGTGACCCCAAAATGAGAACGCAAAATCTCAGTGTAGCGTGTACCACCACGAGCATCACGTTCAAGAAGCTTTTGAATTTGAAAAGACTGTCGAAGCTGATTAATAGTAGCAGCAGTAGCCTGAGACAAATCAG